CAGCATCATTTGATCCCCTTCTTATGGATAATGAGGAATTTGCTGTGTCCGTACCAAAAATATTTACTTTACCTGATAATGAAGGTACTGCGGTAGTTCCGATAAGGAATCTTCCGTCAGAATTAATTCTGAATTTTTCTTGGCCACTTACTATTCCAAGTGCAAAATAATTTGAAGAATGATTGTATTGTATATACGCTGCACCATTATCGCTTGCATCACCAAAACGTATTTCTTGCGTATTTGAAGCAGGACATAACAATTGTAAACCCAAATTTCCATCTCTTTCTAAAGTCAAAACAGCAGATGCAGCAGCCGAAACAGAACCGGCACTACCACCAAAGATATGAACCAAACAGTCAGGAGTTGCAGTGTTTATTCCTATGCGATCATTTCCCGCGTCTACTCTAAATAAATTTTCGATTGTATCGCCTTCAATTATGAAATCTACATCTGCACCTTGTTTATTAAATATTGTTGTAGCTCCTAACTCCATTCTATCTATACCGGCGGTTGCCACGTTAAAAGTATCAGCAGCAGAACTGTAAACTCCGGTATTAAGATCATCTCTAAAAGCTAGTGCAGGTGTTGAAACACTGCCATCTTCAAGAGTTAACGTACCATCAAGCTGTAAAAGTTCAACCCAACCATCGTTTGCGCTATTTCGTATTTTTAAAATCCCTGTTGTAGTATCAGCCCACCACATATAAGCGTATTTTGTTGAAGGCTCCGATGAACTTGAATTATTACTTACAATCGCAGCTAAAGCATTATTGATGTCTGCCCGGACGTTGGCGCCGGTTGAGTTGTCGATTACATAGTCGTGAACCGGAGGCATGATTTAACTCTATTTTTTCTTTAAGGTTATCATAATTTTAAGAACCGCGCCCAAAACCAACAGCCGTATATCTAAAATTCCTATCAACATGACTTGAGCCGTTTTTAATATCTATTGAAAAACCTGTCCCAGAAATATTTGACAACAAGAAAGTATCTCCCGCCTGTGCGTTTTCGATGGAAATTCCTATTGATGGCAAAGCTGAACCCGCCGAAATACTTGTGCCGCTACTGCCCGTAAAGAACGAATTTTCAAAAACCACTGCCTTTTGTGAAGTGCCTGAAGCAATTACAGCCGTGCGGTTTTCTGTTCTTCTTTCTAATTCTGCGCTAAATCCTAATTGATCAATTTCGATTGATTGCGCAGGGTCATCCGATGTCATTTCACATTTAAACCTAAAACCACGACCGATAAATGTTCCATTTGCAAAAGTATTATATGCTGTGAAATCTGCCCCAAATGTGCAGCTTCCGCTTACATTAAATGACTGAGCGCAAGTTAAAACAAAACTATTTGCATCGGGAACAGATTGAATTTGATATTCACCATCAACATCTGCCCCTAAATTTGCAAAATCAACAACAACAAAACTTCCCGCAACATAACCATGAGAACTTTTTGTAATTGTAATAATTGTCCCTGAACCACCCGAACCATTGTTTATTGTATAAGTTCCAGAAATTGAAACATTAGGGTCGCTATCTGTTTGGCTGACAAGTAATTTTGCGTTAACATCGAATGCTGTGGCGGAATCTACGTCCGTCCATGTATCGATGTTTCCTGTCCTACTATCAAACAAATCGTTTGGATAAAAACCTTGAGTAACAAAATGACGTTTTAATATCAAAGGTTGTTTGCTTCCTAAATCTAATTTATTTGCAAATTCATAAGAACCAGAAGAAGCAACATCGCCAGAAAAATCAAAATCTGAAAGTTGGTCGACATCTGCAACAGTATCGAATAAAACTGTTGAGTCTAAAACAAGACCATTCACATCATCACTGAAAAAGGCATTTACTTTTGTGCCTGCAAAAGGTGGCGAATCTGTATCTTCTCTATCTGTAAAAACAGCAAGTTTTGGCAATGGGTCGGGCGTTGTAACAATTACAGATGTTTCCCCTTCGCTAAGTCTCCCGCCGTCATCACGGAATTTAAGAATATACTCGCCGGTCAAAGCGGGAACAAGCGTTTCTGCAATACTTCCCGGCAAGGCGGGTAAAAGGTCAACTGAATTTGTAAACGTGCCAGTTCCATCTGTAAGGTTAGAATGACGGACTATCACGTTTCCGCCGTGGGTCACATCAATATCGGTTGCTTTGTCAAAACGTAGTCGTACAAACTGATCTGAGACAGGTTCAACAACTAAATTTGTAACATCTTGCGGTCTTGCAGTTTTACCAATGGCATTAAATGTTATGTTGTTTGATGTTGCTGAAAGTTGGGCGTTTATGTTGTAGCTAAAAACTTGGATTTCATAAGTTCCAAGTTGACTATTTATTATTTCAAAATCAGGACTTGAAACTTTTGTTGAAACAAAATTTCCATTATTAAAACGATAATTTACTTGATATTCAACAACACCTGTTATTGGTTGCCAACTGATAATTATTTTTGAAACAGCTTGATTATTTATCGGAACAATTGTTTCTACCGCTGAAAGGTTAGAAGGGGGTGGTTTTAATTCATTTAAATTTGAAACATTTCTAACAGGTAAAGTTTCACCATCCTCAATAAAATCATATTTAGTATCAATGTAAGATAAAGCTGTAATCGTATAATTTATTGAATCTGTTTCTTCAACTGTAATTACCCTGAATTTTTGCGATTCAATTGTAGAATTTTGGATTAAATATATTGTGTTTGCATTTGGCGTCTGTGAAAATGCTTCAGAAACAGTAACAACGCCATTTGTAATATCTGATATATCTTTTGTCTCAACTGTACCATCAGGCAATATTAAAGATAAGGTCGGGCTGTTAGTTGTTGGTAAATCTGTATTTTCTGTATCGTCAACTGTAACAACTGTTGTTGAAGTAACGCTTTTTAATCTTCCTGAACGCCTTACACCCGCGCGAACTGGGTCATTAATTTCTATAACAGCGCCCGGCCTGACCATCAAACCGCCTTCCATTGATGTTGTAAAGGTAACCATTTCAGATTCATTTGCTTCCGAAAACGCAATTGCTTTTGCCAATCTTTGCGCCTGCCCCCTCGATGTACACGCAAAAGCCTTAACTTGTTTTACAACAGTTCCAATTTTTGCTGATAAAGTAGTATTTTCAAAAACTTCAAAATCTACGTCTTGCGAATCCATATTGTAATAACTGACAGAAATTACAGAATGTCTTTGTTTTAAGCTTGAGCCAGAATAATTAAAACCATCACTTGAAATATTGGCAAGTGAGAAAAGGAACGAGGTCGATTTGGGGGAATCTTGAGCCAATAATATAGAACCTGTTGACCAGATCGGCATACAACGCATGACACCCGCAAGTTCATTTATCAAATCAAACGCGGAACTTGATGATTGAATATTCACATTGCAAGAAAATCTGGCTTCCTGTCCGCCAAAGCCATCATCGACAAGAGTATTTGCAAATTTTGATGCAGTTACAAAAGAAAATAAATCAAGGTTTGCATCTGCAATATGTGTTCCGAATCCATATCTTTCTGTTGTCAAGAGGTCAAGCAAAATCATCGCAGGGCATGAACACCAAGTCGCGGCTTGAAAAGTACCTCCAAATATATAGCCGTCAGGATAAACAATACGGCCAGTTGCAGAATCAACAGTTGGCGTTCCTGAACTAGAAGCGCCGGCACCCGGAATCCTTACTTTTATTCCGCGAATACGGAATTTCCGGCGGGGGATTGCGCTGAACTGTTGAGAGTCAACTCTTATTAAGTTATATGCTGAGTTTGCATAAGTATTTGATTCATCAATTATTTCTGCAAATTGTGTAAATTGAAAAGAATCTATTAATGAAGTATCTGTTGAATCTGCCGTAACTCTAATAACTCTAATATCAACAGGAAAAGAACCTGTAATTTTTACTGAATAATCTTTTTGATATGCGTCAGCGGTTCGACCTGTAACAGTATCTTCAATAACATCTGTAAAGCCTCCTGAATTATATTGAACAGCAATTTTCAAATCAACAGTTGAACCAAGAAGATCGCCTTCTGTTGTGGCTTTTTGTATTTGGGGAAATGTTACAGTTACTTTTATGCGCTCAACATTTGTATTTGTAATCTGTCTTGTAACTGGCGAATCCGCTGTAACTGTAACACCAACAGGTGTGATTGAAGAAGAACTTTCAACCCCATCAACTTTTGTTTGATTTGAGGTTCCAAATCGCGGTGTAAAGGTTACATTTTGAAAATTAAAATCTGAAGTAGCAGGGCTTGATGAATTTGCCGTTGCTTTTAAAACAGGTGTATCGTTAAGGAAAACGTCCTTCAAATACGCGTTGACATAGGCAGTTGAAGTGCGGTCTGTTATACCTTCCTTTGAAGCCGTTGCACTTCCTTCGATTTCGCCTTCTGATACAAGATCAAGAAAACTTGCAAATTGCTTACTATGTAAGGTATCAGGGGTTCTTGTCGGTTGTCTTGGAGGTGGCGGCGAACTTCCTCCACCAAATGAACCGCGAATAATTTTCTTTTTATCGGTCATGCTTGTACCTGTTCAGTATCAGTTGAAGCACTAATCACAACTGAGCCAGTGAAGATTTCTCCATATACAATTGGGACGGGCGTTCCGGCCCGGCTTGTTTGTTGCGTTCCTGAAAAACTAAACGACAAACGCGGGTCTTGTTCACTAGAAAATTCAGGTTGTTTTGGAACTGGAAACAGCATCCCACTTACTCCACCCAAAACTAAACTTGCGCCAATAAGACCGAGAGCCGCCGAACCATAAGCCCCTGCCGCATATAAACCTGTTGCACCTATTAAACCACCTCCGCCCGCTAGACCCGCACCTGAACCGCCTGCAAAAAGCCCTGCGCCCATCGGCGTAAATGACAAGCCAATCAAGGCCACTCCAAGTAACACCTTTCCGAAATTACCCCCCGAACCTGAAATAACAGGTACAAAAGATATATCTGATTTACCAATAGGATTGTGAAGCTCGTCTTGACCAATTTCATCATCATTAGCAATAACCTTATAATATCTATTCGCCATATGACTTTCCAGTTGCGGAAAATTATTTATTAAAAAGCTTACAGCTTGCGCGACATTAGAAACATTTATATCTTCAAATTCTTTATGACCGACCTGTTTTGCCAGTTCTCCATATAATTTAATTTTGCGAAGCATAACGATACCGACCCCCTGTACATTTTAACAACCAAGGATTGTATGGTTCTTTACAAGATAGTCTATCGCCTAAATGATGTAAAACATCACCATCTAAAAAAATCCCAACATGATTTAAACCTTTACCTAAAATACTCATCGCCAAAACATCCCCATTTTGTAACTTTTCATTTGGTGCTAACAAACGAAATCCCGCAGTTGTTAAATAATTATCAAAATCGCCATCTTCTTTCGATTGTGGATTTTCTGCAAATATTTCAGGTGTTAAGGGTCTTGTAGCTTTTTTAAAAGAAATTTGTTTTTCTTGCAAATACCAATCCTCTACCAAACTTAAACAATCAGTAACACCCCATACCCAAGGCCGACCTAGTAAAGGCGCTTTGTATCCGCAAGGCTCATAGTAGCCCCAAGTTTCGATTTTTGGATTAACAATATACCAAGGTAAATTCGACTCCTCACAGCTTATTTTATCAGCTTCAGAAGCAACAGGCGGCGTTGTCGGGTGCGAGTGAATAATACCAATTATTTCGCCGATTGAATCAGCAACAACATAATCTTCTGGGTTCATTATGAAACATTGATGAGAAGTTATTGCTAAATTTTGACAAGGAAAGTATTTTTCTTTTCCGCGAATATTTAACAAAAGACCACAAGATTCTTTCGGGTCTTGTTCCTTGGCATGAATCAATGCGTCATCTTTCCAAGTCATTTAAACTATTAATCCAATGCTAGGAAATTCTGAACGGGTGCATTGACGTTTAGGCGCTCGAACTCCCGCCATATCAAAAACCGCAGCAAGTTCAAAAGAAACTACAGTCCTATTTTCCGCCGCTTTTCTATCAATAATATAAATTTCTTGCGGATATTCTGCCGTATTGTCTGGCGTTCCATAAGGGTTCACATTGCTTGGAAAATTAGCGGCATCAATAAACCTTGCCTGCGTTCTAATTCTTTTAACAGTTGCGCCTGTCAAATCGTTTCCTGTAGTTGTTGCGTTTACCAAAAGAAGTATCGCTGAAATAGTTCCAACAGCATTTGAAAAAGTAAGGGTTGGCCGTGGTAATTGTCCTTTTCCATATTGAAAACCTTCAGCCTGAACAGGGTATCTTGTATAAGAATTACCCTGCCAAATTATTTCGCCGTTATCTTTCAAACTTGTTCCAGCATGAAAACGATAAGTTGTTGTTGCGCCATGTAATGAATTATCAAGAGTCAAAGTAAAAAGTTCAAT